TGTATTATTGATGACCCTGTTTCTGAACAGGATGCGTTATCACCCACAGCCCTCGATAATATTTACGAGTGGTACACTTCAGGCCCCCGACAGCGCCTCCAGCCTGGCGGTGCGATAATCATCGTTATGACGCGGTGGAGTATCCGTGATTTGACGGCGAAGGTTTTGCAGAAACAGGCAGAGGGCGGCGCGGACAATTGGGAAGTTGTAGAGTTTCCTGCTATATTTCCTGATAATGACAAGGTTTTATGGCCTGAATATTGGAAGAGAGAGGAGCTAGAGGCTGTTAAGGCGTCTATTCCTGTTGCTAAATGGAACGCGCAGTATTTGCAGAATCCGACTGCTGAAGAGGGCGCGATTATAAAAAGGGAATGGTGGAATGTATGGGATAGCGGTAGCCCACCAGCTTGCTCCTACATCATACAATCATACGACACCGCTTTTTCTCAGTCAGAGAGAGCGGACTATTCTGCTATTACTACTTGGGGCATTTTTGAACCTGTGGATGGAGATGGAGAGGCCATCATATTACTTGACGCGCAGCGAGGTCGATGGGATTTTCCAGAGCTCAAAGAGCAAGCGCTCGATTTGTATGACGAGTTCGAGCCTGACATGGTACTGGTCGAGCAGAAAGCCTCTGGCACCCCCCTTACTCAAGAACTTAGAAGAATGGGTATCCCCGTAACGCCTTTTACGCCTTCTAGGGGGGCGGATAAATTTACTCGTATGAACGCCTGTGCTCCAGTGTTTGAATCTGGTATGATATGGCGACCTGACATGAATTTTGCTGAGGAAGTAGTCGAGGAATGTGCGGCATTTCCTAATGGCGAACATGATGACTTGGCGGATTCGATGACACAGGCTATACTAAGGTTCAGGCAGGGTGGATTTATTGTTACTCCCTCTGATTATGATGAAGATGAATACAGAGATTATCGTAGAAAGCGGGAGTATTACTAATGGCTCATTGCAATTCAAAGCCGAAGAAAATGGAAAAGGGCGGCCCTGCTGCTCCTGTTATGTCTGATGAAGTAAAAGAAATTCGCAAGAAGAAGCGTAAAGAGCGTAACGCAAGTCGTGAGCGCACTGAGATGCCTTCAAAGAAGATGCGCGAAGATATGGCTAAAGGTTATAAAGATGGCGGCGAAGCGGTTCCAAAGAAGTTTAAGGGCTTTTCTAAGCTTCCCGAAGCTGTTCAGCAAAACATGGACTCTGGACTTGCTAATAAGTATAGGTACGGCGGTGAAGCTCGTAATTCAGGTTCGCAAGGCTCTTGCCGTGGCATGGGTTCTGCTATGCGTGGCGGCTCTTTTAGTGGGGTAAAGTAAAATGCCAAAAAATCAGAAATTAAGCGCGTTAGAACAGGCTATTTTAGATATTGAAGCGGCAGCCCCTGCGATTGCCAAGCGACAGCGCGAAGCCATTGAAAGAGCAAACGCAAGAAGTGCTAAGAGAGACAAGGAGTACGCTTCAGGCAAGCGCAATCCTATGCATGATGCATTTTTGGCTATAGCTGGTATTGATACCAAGGCAGATGGCGGCGAGATTAAGAAGCCGGGCGTTGGCTTCAAGCCTATGGACATGGGCGGCGACATTCTTAATTCCTACCTTGAGGGCGTTGGCAATAGTAAAGACACCACTATAAAAGGTGGCGGTAACAAGTCGAAGCCAAAGCCTGTAAAGAAGGCAAAGGGCGGCGCAGTATCTCCTCGCAAAGCGCAGGGGATGATGTATGGCGGTTCTGTTAGAAAGAAAAAGTAAATGGGTAAGATTGACGGGTTAACATTGAAGCAGATTATGACAAAAGGCACGACACAAGGCGTGTCTAGTCTTACTAATTCTCAGTATGATGCGTACAACAAGGCTATTTTAAACCAAAAATCTGGTGTTCCTAACTTTAGCAAACAGCCGCGCAAGTATGCTTCTGGTGGTGCTGTTCGTGGGTATGGTTCCGCTATGCGCGGCACAGACTTTAAGGGGATATTTTAATGAAGTTTGACGCACAAAGAGCCGCTGACGAAAAACGATTTGACCTTGAAAAAATGCGCCGTGAGATTGAGGCGTATGATGATGCTATTCAGCGTGAGGCTCGCAAAGGTAAGGGGAACAAGCGTAAAGCTCGTAGGCAGGCTAAAGTCCGTGAGGAAGTTGACCAGCTTTTGAGAAACAAAGCTGCTCGCAAGGCTAACCCTTTGCCTAAAAGTGGCTCTCAAAAGTTTGCTGATGTTGAAGGTTATGAAGGCGGCGGGGAAGTACGCGGCTGTGGCTCCGCAATGCGCGGCACTAAGTTTAAAGGAGTGTTCTAATGTCTGTTATCCGCATTGAAATCGACATGAATAGCATTGAGGACATGATTCCTGGCTACGGCGATGGGGATGATGATAACTTTGTATGCCCCGTTTCCACACAAGACGAAAACATTAATGAAGAAAACAAACAGGCCGCTGTAGACGAGTATTCATATGGTCCAACTACTGCGACTTGGGAAAACAAGAATGCGCGTTGTGGCACTTGTCAGTATTTTAACCTACAGTCATCTATGTTGAATTGCATTTCCGAGGGGTTGGGCTTAGAAGAGGGCGTGGGTTATTGCGATAAGCTGCACTTTGCCTGCTCTATAGAGAAGGTATGTAATCTTTGGGAGCTGGGCGTTCCAAAGACAGATGGTGATTTAGAAGACTATCCTTCAGACATGGGCAATCAGAGGGATATTCTATAATGAGGTTGGGGCAAGCTTTTGTTATGCTGGGGCGAAGCCCTTCTGCCCTAGATGGCGCGATAGTACCCTCCACTATTTGCGCCGCATTGCTTGCTCCAACACTTTTATAAAAGAGGCGTAAAATGGCAGTTGAAAAAGGAATAGGTTCTGGTGGTGATAATGTCATCCCCATAAACCCAGAAGAGAAAATCGACATTGTTGAAATGGCAGCCGAGCCGGGTCAAGTAACATTGGACGATGGCTCCGTACTCATGGGTGACATTTCTGAAGAAATGATGATGACAGAGGTTCCGATTGACATTCCTTTTGATGCTAATTTAGCTGATTTTATGGATGAGTCAGAAACCTCCTCTATCGCTTCTGACTTGATGGGTGACGTAGAGGACGATATGTCCTCTCGTGAAGATTGGGAAAGCACTTACAAAAAAGGCATCGAGCTTTTAGGCATGAATTACGAAGAGCGTTCCCAACCTTTTGAGGGAGCTTCTGGCGTTGTGCATCCTTTGCTTGCGGAATCTGTTACTCAGTTTCAGGCGCAGGCTTATCGTGAGCTATTGCCTGCTGGTGGCCCTGTGCGGACACAAGTTATAGGCGAAGAGACAACTGAGAAGTTGCAGCAGGCTGACCGTGTAAAAAACTACATGAACTATCAGATTACCTATGAGATGGAAGAGTACGACCCTGAGTTAGACCAGATGTTGTTCTATCTACCCATAATAGGTAGCACCTTTAAGAAGATTTATTTTGACCCCTTGCTTCAGAGAGCCGCGTCTAAGTTTGTTCACGCTGAAGATTTGGTTGTTCCTTACACCGCGACAGATTTAGCGTCTGCTTCTAGAATTACGCATATCGTTAAAATGGACAAGAATGAGGTAAGAAAGCTTCAGCTAAATGGTTTTTATTCTGACATAGATTTGCCGGGTGATGGGTATTCTGAAGAAGATTATTCAGAAATCAAAGATACCATTGACGAGGTTCAGGGTATCAGTCCTTCAGGAACTAACGAAGACATAACTCTTTACGAGGTGCATACAAACTTGGATTTGCCTGGGTTTGAAGATATGGATATGGAGGGCGAAGAAACAGGCCTGAAGATTCCGTACATTGTTACTATTTGCGAAAAGAACGGCAAAGTATTGTCCATTCGCCGTAATTACGAGCAATCAGACCCTATGCGCCGTGCCAAGCCTTACTTTGTGCATTATAAATTCTTGCCTGGTTTGGGCTTCTACGGTTTTGGGTTGACGCACATGATTGGCGGCTTGTCTTTGGCGGCAACCAGCTTGTTAAGGCAGCTTATTGACGCTGGCACCCTGTCCAACCTTCCCGCTGGCTTCAAGGCTCGCGGCGCTCGCATTCGTGATGAAGATGAGCCACTAAATCCAGGTGAGTTTCGTGATATTGATGTCGCTGGTATGGATATTCGTCAGTCTTTGATGACGCTGCCGTTTAAAGAGCCATCACAGACGCTATACGCGCTCCTAGGGACGCTTGTAGACTCTGGACGTAGGTTTGCGTCTATGGCTGATATGAAGGTGGCGGAGATGGGCGGAGAAACGCCTGTAGGCACTACTATGGCTATTATGGAGCGCGGCACAAAGGTTATGTCCGCAATTCACAAGCGTCTTCATTACTCGCAAAAGGTAGAGTTTAAGCTTCTCTCTAATGTTTTTGCCAGATTTATGGCGCCTATGTACCCTTATGCAGTTCCAGGGGCTCCTCCTGAAATAAAAGTAACTGATTTTGACCAGCGCATTGACGTAATGCCAGTGTCCGACCCGAACATTTTTTCTATGTCGCAGCGTATCGCTTTAGCGCAGACAGAATTACAGTTAGTTCAGTCAAACCCTGAAATACACGGTAATGAACGTGGATTATATCAGGCTTATCGCAAAATGTACGAAGCATTAGGAGTTACCAATGTTGATGCCATACTCCCTC